TGAAGACACCAACCGGCAGGCTCAGGCCAGAGCAGCAGCAGTGGCTGGATGCGGTCCAGGCTGCTGGCGGCATTGCTGGCGTGGCACGGTCGGTGGAGGACGCAAAGGCGCTGGTTTGCGACGAAACCTATACACCAGTACTTGGCTGACTAGGTTTTGTTACAGAAGGGTTGACCACGGCAGACCATGGTGTAGGATGCGGGGGTCCACAAATCCCACCCATGACAACAACACTTGCCTTCATCGCAGCCCTGCTGCTGCTGCCCATCATCATCCTGCTATGGGCAACCGAGAGCACTGGGCAACGCGCCAAACGGCTGCACAGCCGTGGCTGGTCGCAGCGCCGCATTGCGGAGCACATGCGCATCAGCCGCTACCGCGTCAGGCAGGCACTGGCGTAGAAAAATGGGGGCAGCCACGCCCCCCTCGATCTCACCGCAACCATTTTACCCATGACTTCAGACGACTTCTGGACATTCCAGACCGCTAAGCAGCACGGCGGCGGCTTTATTGGCCGCCTTGCCGATGCAGGGCTGGTGGCTGATCCGATCAACCGGCAGGCGCTGTTCCAAGCGTTCCCGCAACTGCTGCACTGCTTCGGCCCGCAGACCCTAATCCACCGCCAGATGAGGCAGAAATGACCATCACCAACGAGCAGTACCACGCCGACCCAGCCGTTAGCGCCAGCCACCTCAAAGCGGTAATGCAGTCGCCTTACCACTATTGGAGTCGGTACATCAACCCAGACCGCAAACCGGTTGAACCAACCGCTGCGATGAAGCTAGGCAGCCTTGCCCATTGCGCCATCCTTGAGCCTGACGAGCTGCTGCAGCGCTACGGCGTGTGCGCAGCACGCAATACCAAGGCCGGCAAAGAGCAAGCTGAGCGCATGGCTGCTGAGGGCATCGAGGCTGTCACCAGCACCGACATGGCGCTGGCGCTTGGCATGAGCGCTGCGGTCCGCAACCACTCGGCAGCCGCAGCACTGCTGCAGCAAGGCAAGGCCGAGCAATCCTTCTGGTGGAATGACACCGCCACAGGGATGCGCTGCAAGTGCCGCCCGGACTGGTACCAACGCGACACGGTGGTAGACATCAAGACCACCACCGACGCCAGCCCGCAGGCCTTTGCCCGCAGCGTGGCTACATTCGCTTACCACGTCCAAGCGGCGCATTATCTCGCTGGCTTACATGGCGCTGAGCGGTTTGTGTTTGTTGCCGTCGAAAAGACCTACCCGCACGCCGTGGCGGTGTACGAGCTGGACGCCGACGCGCTTGCATTAGGGCGAACCACGCGGGATAATGCATTGGACGTGATCGCCGGATGCAAGGCCGCCAATGCGTGGCCCGGCTACGGCGACACGACCATTCAGACCATCAGCCTGCCTAAGTGGGCAACAAATCCCATCCAAACTGAGACCTTCTGATGACTTCACAAATCACAACTTGGACACCTGACCAAGTCCAACTGATCAGCAGCACCATTGCACCGGGCTGCACCAATGACGAGCTGCGGCTGTTTGCCTATGCGTGCCAACGCACTGGCCTTGACCCGTTCAGCAAGCAGATCTACGCCATCAAGCGCGGCGGCAAGCTAACCATCCAAGCAGGCATCGACGGCCTGCGCGCCATTGCAGAACGCACTGGCCAACTGGACGGTAGTGAGACCTACTGGTGTGGCGAGGAAGGCGACTGGCGTGACGTATGGCTGTCATCTAAGCCACCGGCTGCAGCCAAAACCATTGTCCACCGCAAAGGCAGCAACCATGCCTTTGTCGGTGTTGCGCGGTTCGCGGACTACAACGCAGGCCAAGGGTTATGGGCCAAGATGCCTGCCGCGATGATCGCCAAATGCTCCGAAGCGCTGGCACTGCGTAAGGCATTTCCTGCTGACATGTCCGGTGTCTACACCACCGACGAGATGCAACAGGCTGATGCAGAGCCTGTGACCGTCACCACCGTCCAAGCCAAGGACACCAGCAAGACATTCACCGCTGGTGCTGCTGCCATTGCCAAGGCCAAGAGCCTGCAGGACCTAGAGGAACTGCAGCCGCGTATGGCAAAGCGGCTGGAGGACGGCGACCTGACGCAGGAGCAACACGACAAGCTGCTGCAGCAGATGCTTGAGAAGGAGGCTGACCTTGTATCTGACGACTGAGCAACTAGCAGCACGCTGGGGCCTAAAGCCAAGCAGCGTTAAATCCCAGCGGCTGCGTGGTCAAGGACCGAGCTACTACACCGTGCCACGGTTCGGCTTGCCGCTAGGTGAGTCGCGGGTCAGGTATCCGATAGCGGACGTGCTGGCCTTTGAAGAATCCAATTCCATTACCCCCATCAATCCATGAGCCTTTATGCTTCCGGCGTCGTTCGTATTATTAGCGAACCGCAGATTAAGTTTTTTGATTCTGGTACTTGTGTTTGCAACTTCGGTGGTGGCATCAGCGAAGGCAAAGATAAAGACGGCAACTACATCAACAATGCCATTGATGTAGAAGTCTGGGGTAAAGGCGGCGAGATGATTGCCGACAACTGCAAAAAAGGCGACAGCATCATGGTGACTGGTTCCATCCGCCGCCAAGACTGGACCGATAAGGACACCGGCACCAAACGCAGCAAACATGTGCTTAACGTGCAGCGGTTTGAGTATCTGCCCCGCCCTAAGACCGAGGAGGCTGCATTCTGATGAACGAACCCGCCATCAAAGCAGCCTTTGAGGAGTGGTGGCGTGACAGTTATGGGGTGCCTCCGGGCACCCATGCTGTTATGACCCATGTCGCCTTTGCTGCATATGTGCTCAAGCTGATGGAGCTGTTGCAGGATGACTGATCTGGTCAACCACCCGCCGCACTACACGCAAGGCGGTATTGAGTGCATCGAAGCTATCCAGGCAGCACTGACCCCGGACGAGTTCCGGGGTTACTGCAAAGGTCAGGTCATTAAATACATCTGGCGCGCTGAGCATAAAGGCAACCCGGCGCAAGACATGCGCAAAGCTAACTGGTACATGCAGTGGCTGATAACTTAAGTGACCGCCGCGCTGTCGGCAAAGGCCGCAACTTGACGGTTAACATCCGCATGACGCGGGAAGAGGTTGAAGCCGCACGCAAACTAGGCGACGGCAATATTAGCATGGGCTTCCGTCATGCCATCAGGTACGCCTGCTGGAAGGACATGAAACCAGTCAAGCTCAGCACCATGCTGCGCAGTGCAGCAGTCATGGCACAAAATCTAGAAGATGCCCGCCGTTCAAACACCGTGCCCGAAATGTAGTAGCCACTGCACCTATGTGGTTCTAACAAAACAAAACGACAGCACGATTTACCGCCGCCGCAAATGCAAAGCCTGCGGTCATCGCTGGTACACGTTTCAG